AAGATAACGGACTTGACGGTATGTTCCGTTGTACTTGATGATTGTTATTCCTCTATCTAATTTATAGAAGTAAAACAATCTATGTCCGCCTGCTGGTCCTTCACGGACTGTAGGTGTTTTAAAAACATACTCTGTCATTCGTCCTCCTTAATGGACTTACTGATAGACAGGGATTGCTCCCTGCCTATCCGTCAATCAATTAAGCGATTGATGAACCTGATTCGATTCGGTACAGTGCTTCTTCGCGGTAGCGAGCAAAGCCGAGTACGCCGTACCAACCCATTGGGCGATGACGCATCAACTTGTCCACTACTGGTCCGATGACTGTGTGTGGTTCTTCAGCAACGGCTTCTGCCATTGCTTGCTGTCCTGCGAGGATTGTGCGGTACACCTTTGCAGATGCAGCACCATCAGTTGCAGAGTAAAGACGTGGAGACTCTACGAAGTATGCACCTTCGTATGTTCCGATTTCTCCTGCCCAGATGCGGTCTTGTGCAGAACCGTATTGGTTAGGTAGAAGCCATCCTGCTGAACCTGTTTCTGCACGAAGGTCGTGTGAAACTTCTGGGTGGATACCAGCCCAGTAGAGTGAGCCCTTGCGAGCCACTGCCTTGTTAGCACGGAGTTTAGCAACAGCCTTGCGGATGTTTGCTGATGATAGAGTTGCAGCAGCAGTAACTGTTGCTGTTGATGTTGCAGTTGAACCTGAGTAGATTACGTTTGAACCGCCACGAAGAGTTGCCATTGCAACTGCATCGATTGAGTCTGCTAGGTTGAACGCGATGATGTTAGCAATCGCTGGGTCTACGTCAGCAAGGCTGAAGAGTTCAAGAGCACGTGTTACCAACACTGAGTTACCGTACTCGTTAAGAGTAATTGTAACTGATGTTGGTGTTGATAGTGCTACTGAATCTGGGTCAGCATCTTCTGTTAACGCAGTTGTTGCGATTGAAAGGTCAACGTACTTCTGTAGAACTACTGTTGAGCCAGGGATTGATTGGCGTGCTGGGCGCTTGTCTGCGACTGAACGAATAAGTGGTTCAGAACGGAGAGCAAACTCCAAAAGACGGTCATACGCCTTTTGAACTAGACCAGCCGCACCAACTGTACCTCCGAGAGTAGAGGAACCTGTTGATGTATAGGCGTTAGCCATGTTGTCACCTCCAAGTGACTAGGAACTATGAATGTTATTGTGAGCGAAGAAAGTCAATGAGTTCTTCTGCGCTTTGAGCGTTGTCTAATCTCATTGTTAATTCATCTGCTCGTTCAGGGGTCATAGCATTTTGAGTCAGCACATCTTGCTGCCTTAAGGCTGCGCGATTTACTTGCTGTTCTTCATTGATTGGCTCTTCAGACTTTAATCCAAACAAGTCAGCGTTATCATCGAGCCAGTTAGTAACTGACTCCTCGTTAACATCTTCCAAGTCCTTCATAATAAGTCTTGCTGCCTTAGCGTTGACGCCCTTCTTTTCTAGGACTTCTTTGACGCGGGGCTGGTAGGTCCGCTCAGGATTCTATTTAGATTAAGCCAGAGGATGCTCTGTTTAAAGAACCACGCATTACGCCTGATTGTCCAGAGAAAGAAGCAACTTCTTTTTCTGATAGACGCTGACGCTTACGCTGCGCAGAGGCGAGACCCTTGAAGGTCTCTTCTTCTGCAGTTCCTTGTGTGTATTTAATTCCTTCTTCTTTGTAGATATCTCCTAGTTTTGAAGCAGTAGGTAGAATGTCTGCAATAGTTGCATAACCCTTACGTGCTGTCTCTAGGTCTACTCCGTACTTAGCAAGTTCTTCTGCTGATGCAACATTGCTGCTAAGCCCTTGAGCCATAGCAGAAGTTCCAATCTCAGCAGATGTAACCTTCTCTTTAAGCCGTGGAAGATTCTCTTTAGGATTCAAGAAGTATCCAACTAAGTCTTCGTCTGTAATGTTGTAGAAAGAACGAAGTGTTGATTTAACTGCTGGGTCAGCGTTAGTAACTCTGTCTACTACTGTGCTAATTCTGTCCTTGAATTCAACAGCAGAAATGTCAGCGCCAATGGCTGCTGCCAACTTAGCCTGACGTGCAGCACGGTCTACTCCAAAGTATCCAGCCTGTCCGTATGCCTTAAGAGTTTCAGAGTATGAGTTCTCTAGTGCTAGATACTCAGCCTCTGATAGCACGTTAAGTCCAGACTTAAGACGCATCTGGTTTCCAGCAAAGCGGGTCTGATCTGTACCTGTGCTGGTGTAGCACCTCCTGTTGGTGATAGCGGAGAGTCTTCTCCGCCTCCTACAACATCTGTTCCACCGCCTGCATTAGATGCGTATTCTTGAGCAGATACTTCTACTCCGTCTACATAGTATTTGCCAGTTGAGGATACGCCTGTGCGACCCTGTGCCTTAAACGCTACATCGCCTTGTAAAAGGCTTTGGTCGCCCTTGTATACGTTAGATGCTTCCGTGCCAAGTTTATCTAACATTGGCTTTAAGCCAACTAATGTGTCATAGAAACTTTTGGCTGCAGCCTTGTCTTCGGCTGTTCCCTTTTTATTTGCTAATTGAACAGTCTTTTTAGCATTGGCAATATCTGCATCAATTGTGCTTTTTGTTTTGGCAAGTGTCTTAGTGTAATCAGTCTGAGTCTTAGCCTGAACCTTACCTTCTGCAGCAGCAGTACGTTTGCCAGCAGCCTTAGCCTTTTCATCTGCTTTACTAAAAGTAGGTGTCGCCATTATGCCATCAATCCGAATGACTTGAGAATCTCATTGGCATAGCCAGATGCTTCTTCTCTTGCATTCTTTGTTAAAGCCCAACGTGGGTCTTTCTTTAAACGTTTTTGGAAATCAGTAAAACTCATAACTCCAGGCTTGCCATCATTGCGTAGCGCTGCCTGAACATCTGGGTCAAACGGGTCAATAGCATTATCAGGCATCTCAAGAATCTGACCCTTGTAATATGCGTACTGATTAGCAATACTCTTAATGTCCATACCATCATCAATAGACTGTGCTAGGTTTGAGTACATAGCCTTAGACATTGTTTTGATAGATTGCTTCTGTGCATCTAGGCTGCCAGTAGTAAGAGTTCCGCCTGGCTTCATACCAGACATAACCTTCTCTAGCGCATCCTGTGTGCTAAGACGGACGCCAAAGTTTGTGGCGTATGACTTTAGTTCTGAGATGTTCTGTGCAATCTTTCCATTACCCTTTGCTACATCCTCAAGGGCTGTGCCACGAACAGATGGCATAACTACATCGCTCATAATACGTGCATAGTCATCTTCATTAAGAAGAGAACCAGAAGACTTAGACACACCACCTGAAGAGGTTGTCTTGATACGTGCTGTCTTCTGTTCTGTAATTACACGATTGTAGAAATCTTTCTTTTCAGCAACAGTTGCTGTTCTGCCAAGCATGTCATTGACAAATGAGTCAAGCATTTGAGCAGCGTCAGTCTTGGTAATTTCTTGAGCCTGTATGGTAGGACCACCAGTGACATAACTTGTCTTGCTAGATAGCCAAGTTCCAAATGCTGTTAAATCTGTACGACTATCAATTGTGTATCGCTCAACCATTTCAATGCTGTGACTATTGGCAGCATCTTTGATAGCACCACTAAAACCAGACTCGCTCTTTGTTACGTATTCTTTTTCACTCATAAATCCTTTTTGATAAAGGAGAGTGCGAAGTTCTTCTGAGCGACCCTTGTATTCTTTTTTAATCTCACGGACTATCTCGTCTTGATTTGCTTCAGACCAGTCTTTTCCGTTTGGCTGTACGTAAAGGAAGCGCTGATATGCAGCACCTTTACCCTCTGGAGATGTAAGGATTCTATTTCCATACTCATCAAAACCAATTTGGATAGATGGGTTGTCTCCGCCAAATTTGGCTCCGAGTGCTTTGTAGTCTGGCGTAACAAGGTTTGGGTTACCTAAAACTTTATCAACCATTACTTACCTCCAGTTCCTGCAGAGATTGTCTCTCTTGAGTATGCGTTTAATAGTCCTGTGAAAATGATTCTGTTTGCTTCTTTTACTGCTGGGCTTACCTTTGCTAGTTCATCAATAACTTCTTTGACCCTAGCCTTTTCAGTAGCCTTCATTGTTGAGAAATCAAAACGGCGTTTTAAGTTTCTATCCTCTGCAAGGGAGATAAAGCCAGACATCTGAGATACGGCAAGACTCATAGCAGAACGTGTGTTCTTATCAATAGGAGAGTTAGGGCTTGCAACCGCCTCACCTAGTGCCTTGAACATAGTACGCAAGTCTCCGCGTCCAGTTCCAGAGCCACCAATTTCTGCATCTAGATATGGATTGGCTATTAGCATTGCTTGTCTCTGCTTCTCAGCAGTATCAATTGCAATCCTACGGTCTGTATATGTAGCAAGAGTTTTTAGTTTGGAATTCAAGTCATCTTCAATTGCAAAGTATGCTTGACGGTCTTCTGCTACACGTACGCTATCTAGATAGTCTTCAAACTCAGGTTGGTCAATAAGACCCTCTGACTCCATCCAAGCGTAAACATCTGGATTATATTCTCCAGAGTTAGGGGCAAATAGATAACCAATTTC